GCCCTTGAGTGCCTGCTTGGGATTGGTCAACTGCTCCTGCCCCTCCATCGCACAGTACCGCTGCGCTTGGTTGTCGATAGCCGGATGACGGCCAGCTATCTTGCGGATGAAGTCCTTGTTGTCCTCGGTGTTAATGAAGATGAGGAACTTACCCAGCGTCAACTGGCTGAACGCATTGGCGTCGATGTGGACATGCATACCGCACCGATTGTTGTTCCACGCACGATACGAGGTGTTGATGTTCCACTTCTTGAAGCGCTCGATATGCTCGGCAAGACCACGCGGCGCAGTGACAATCTCCAGCCCGTCATCGGGCAAGGAACCATCGGACTTGCACACGCAGTAGCCATCGCCCAACTGCGACACCACATCACGCACAGCATTGTCCACAGTGCTGCGCGAACCCGAACACATCTCCAACTCAACACCCATCAGGAAGTTACCGAACGGGCTGGACTTGATGCTGTCATCTCTGAACACATAGCGCATCACATTGGTGGTGTAACCCATCAACTGCGTAGGCTCGTCGTCGTCCTCGTCCTCGTCCAGCTCCTCATCCTCCTCGTAGGTGTAGTAGTTGCCATCGCTGTGCTCGTACACATTGTCGCGCCGCATATACTCATCGCGGTGCTCAACATACACAGCGTCATCCTCGAAGCATGACTGACACCATTGCTCACCCTCAACAGTAGTCGTGTCGTTATCCCACGAAAGATGCCCGCAGTCAGTCATGCAAATGGTGTCGTCCATCCAATCCATGTCGTTGACGGCCTCCCTTGCACGCTCAATTATGTAAGTGTTACCGCCGCCAAACACATCGAGCATAGACTGTAAGCAGTCGAACACATCGCCCGGCTCACGCGCAGCGATAGCAGCAGCCAACACCTTGCGGTGTCTCCTGAGTCGCACATACACGCCCGGCGATACCGAACGCCCGCTGATAGTGCAGTGGTTGCTTGGCAGTGCTGGTGGAAGACCTACCATCCTGTCATACCGGTTCATGAACACACGCTCCCAACGCCGGTCTTGCATGATTGAACTGTCGGGGGTGCAGTGCAGCCTTGCCATGACATTGGCGTAATCGCTGTGGGCGAGTAGGAAGAACTCCTGCTCACTCATGTCTGCCAGCACATGGGTGTTTGGCCCAATGCCCGCGCTGGCGGGGGTGCTTAAGCTCATGCACTCCCAAATATCATCAGTGATAACGCCGTAGGTAGTACGGGAACGGGTATTGACTGCATCGTAGATGATGGTGCGGGGAACGCGTAGATACTGCACCGCGATGAAGCGGGTGCGCTGACTGGAATCACGGGGAACGATACGCGTGAACTTATATGCTTGTTGCATTTTGATTTCTCCTAGGTTGGTTTGTGACTGAGCCGCAGTCACCACGGTTTGGTGGGACGAGTTGTCCCACTGATTCCTTTACAGTTGCTCCTCGATGACATCCGCGATTTGGTGGAAGTTGTATTCCCACGAGTCATTCAGTTCTGTGAGCGATAAGCTGTGGTCAACAATCGTGTCCTCGCCCTCGTCGTAGCTTTTACTCACCGCCACATACGCGCCGACGTCGTGGGGAATCTGCGCCCATATCCGCACCTCTTCGGGCAGCGTGCCGTCGTGTCCATGCATGGTGCAGTCGTCGTAGTCATTTGGCACATACCACTCCACGCCCGTCTCTTGCGAGTAGATGTCGCAGAGGACACCGAGGCAACAGTACCCGTTGCCGTTACGCAGTACTTCTGTAGTCTGCGCGTACGCACCGCTGCGTAGTGCGGCGACCCACTTGCTCTTGATGTCTGCTTTCATTTCAATAACTCCTTTTCGTACATACGCTCCAACATGGAGCTGTGAATAATCGAATAGCCCAAGGCCCTGCCTCCGGTCTCCATCCACTCCATCTCCTGCGCGGGGCTCAGCTCAAACTCCCCTGCGGCATAGGCGCACCAATGAACGGCGGTGTGGAAACCAATAGCTGAGTCGAACCATGTGCCATCGGGTGCAACGCACCCATAGAAACTATCGCTCCCGCGAAACCGATTGAAATCTACCCACGGCTTCATGCTGTCTACTGGGGCGATAAGCAGTTCTTGTATGCGTTCTACTTCTTCATCGGCTTTGCGATAGTCGATATCGGCTTTGAGCCGTCCGGCCTCGGCTTCAAGCCATTTGGTCTCAGCTTTGTCGTAGTTGGCAATGGCTTGCGCCAGTTGTTCCTGTAGTGTCATGCTCACTCTCCTTTGTAGTTAAGGGCTTCGGTTACCAAACTGCCAAACACAGCGCCTGCGTACAGGATGCCTGCGTTGAATACCCACCCCTCGCTGCCCCAGCAGACGAAGAGGACGGCGCACGCGAGGCTCGCGTTGCCAATGGCGTACAAGGTTGTTTCAGTTCTGTTCATAAGTTTCTCCATGTGGTTGATGTGGTGGGACAAGATGTCCCGCCTTCAGTTTCTCCCTGACCTGCCGCCTTATGTTGGCGTGCTTCTCCTTCATCGCAAGGTAGTATGCGGATGCCCTGCGGCGAGCGCGTACCTTGCGTAACTCGTCTTGCTCTGTGCGTAGGTTGATGATGGTCTGGCGTATCTCCTCCTTCCTGTGTAGGTCTGTGGTGGTGAGCATCTCGTTGTCGAGTGCCTTCATGCGGTCGCGTAGTTCTTCGATGGGGGTGGGACAGCGTGTCCCGGTTGGGGTCTTTGACATTCGTCGAGGGCGTTTGGGTTTAGGCGGTGTAGGGGTGCGCTCGAACGGGGTGCGGGCTCGTCCGCTTTTGCGGGTTGCAGATATGTTTTGGTACGCTGCCACAAAGTGGTCGCGTATGTGCGTGGGTATCCAGTCAGACCAGTGCGTCCCGTGGTTGGCGATGCCCTTCTCAAGTGCCATTTGCTTGGGCGTGTGGTTTTCGTACAGCGTCTGCCATGCCACGAGTTTGTCCTCCAGTTTTATGAGCAGTGCAAGGTATGCCTCGTTGGTTTCGCGCTGGTACTGGTCAGCATCGGGGTTGGCGGCGTAGTACTGGATGCTGGTCTGCACCTTGGCACGCTCACGGCGTAGCGGGTACACCAGCTCACGCCACAAGTTTTTATGTGTGGTGTCCTTTATCTTCACCTTTCGCATTGTGTTCTTGACGATGGCAGCGTGTTCTTCGACGCGGCGTTGAAATGGCGTTCGGGTCAGTAGCTTAGGCATTGTTGGCTCCGGTTTGGTGGGACACGCTGTCCCACTTCGACGCTATTATACATTCTGCACACCTTTTTCTGTAGACATGGTAGGGGTATCCGGTTTATCTATAGCTCGTGTCGTGGTGCTGGACACGCTAAGTCCTTGATTCGCAAGGGTAAACGCCGCAGTACTCCAGAAAGTCCCTGTTTTGGGAGGAACTAATACGCCAAAGGAAGGAAGGGCAAGCAAAGCAGCCGGAGCTTGTGGGTATATGGAGAGATACATACTTACTTATCTTAATAATTATATTTATATATATAGACTGGAGTACTGCGCCGATACTCATTATGAATCAACGACTTAGCGTGTCCGAAAATGTGTCCACGCTATAGATAAACCGGATATGTAGAAAATGCCACTTTTTTAGGCATTTTCCTGTAGATAAGCCTAGTGTGTAGAAACTTTGGCTTTCGGCTTGTGCCACACAGTGACTGTGTATCGGTCAGCCCCGCATTGGTAGAAGTACAGAGCTTGGTTCACTTCCTTCTTGGTGCGCTCGTTGCGCCATGTACCCACAGGGTACACAGTCAGGGTTGCGCGGGCGATGGGGTTCACGGCTTGGGTGCGGTTAGCGATGTGGGTCATAGGATTCTCCAATGGTAGGTGGGACAAGTTGTCCCGGTAATGGGCAGGATTGCCCCGCAAGCGCAGCACGCTACGCTTGCAGAAAGCCCTGCTATTGGGCAAAGTAGTCGTCTATCTGCGCGTCTGTCCATCCAGAAAAGAGTTCCCGCAGGGGTTTGTTGCGTGACTCAAGCCCCCGTTCCGCGTATGGGTCGGGCTCTACGCCTGTCCAGTCCAAACGCACTTCACGCACTCGGTAGTCGTCATCTGTGCCGCCGTGTCTGTAGTCGTGGGTGTAGTCTGTTCGCGCTTTGGTGGCTTTCTCTCGGGTGCTGTGGACGGATAAAAACTCGGGCGCATCGCCGCGTCCAGCTTCGACTATCCAAAGATGTGTTGTAGGCATAAGGTATCCAAGGTTGGGTTGACAATAAAAGAAACACCGCACAAGCCCCGCCCCGAGGTCTTGCGCGGAAAACTCAGTGGGACAAGTTGTCCCGGCTTACTCGAACGAGATGGCAGCGCGCAATGCCGCGATGACGGCGTTCATCTCTTTCGCTGTCAGGCCATTGCTCACCACAGCATCAACCATTGCGGCCAATGCTTTCTTGTTGACGGCGGCTTTGGTTGACTGACTCGGCGTAGTGCCCACGATTGCGCCGATGATGCGGTTCGCCTTACGCTTTGCCGCGCAGTCGCTGTTCGCCCACTTGCCATCGGCGAAGGTCTCGCCGTAGTGCGCCGCGACCATAGGGCACACAATGCCGTGCACAGTCTTGCGGTCTGCGCCCTTGAGCAGAGTTTGCAGCTTGGTGCAGGAACTGAGCAGGGCATCGCCTGCGTTGAGTGCGATTTCGACTTGGATGCTGATTAAATCGAGTTTGAAAGACATAGGATTCTCCGATAGGTTGCTGGGACAAGTTGTCCCGGTATCAGTCAGGGCCAATCCCCAACCGATGCCTCTATTTTACCACAAGGGGTGTAAATAATGCAGGGTAGCAGACACCCTAGCGACCCCACCACCGGGGTATCACCCCTTGTGAAGCACACGACGCGTCGTAGCCATAAACACTGTTTCTCAACCACACAGCACACTTTGTAAAACCTTAGACATACCCCCCTTGCTTAAAAAATAGGCAGGCCCTAAAAATTTTAAAAAAAATCCCCGGTGTTCAAGGCCGGGGATTTAAAAGTAGTGTTACCTACCAAGGAGAAGCAAATGTGCAAGAAGAACACACTTACCGAGAAGTAGTATACACTGTGTCCAACGAGGTCACAATACCTACGCATGTTTGAACACCTTATTGATTTTGAGCCGGAGATTCTGGATAACCGCCCACGTCCCGTGGCTGCGGCAAAACACGCTGACCCCACGTCTTTGCTCAACGCCAAAATCAACACCGCCAACTGGCTCACAAAGATGGGCGCGGTAGACAGTAAAGAGCTGGCCACCGCCCTCGATACCAAAGCCGCGCAAGAGACCTTTGCCAATCTGGTCTCCGCATCACCGGAAGAAATCACCCACACTGCGCTGGCACAGGTCAAGACGCCTGCTGCGGTGCAGCATCTGGTGGGAATGCTTACTGCATACGACTGGGAATTCGTCAACCAAGCCAAGGAACTGCGCGGCTACACCGTCGCCAAGCTGGTAGAAGAAACCCAAAACCCCAACGCAAACATCCGCCTCAAGGCGCTTGGCCTACTTGGCAAGGTGACCGAGGTGGGACTGTTCACTGACAAGATTGAAGTCCAGAAGGAATTGCTCACCGACACCGAGTTGGAGCAGCGCATCAAGGAAAAACTCAATCGGTTCATGGGCGTAGTCGATATTCAGGAAGCAGTTCTCTCCAATGACACCTGACGCCCTCACATCGTTGAACAAACAGGAGTTGGAAGCGCTGATGAAGGTGCTGCCGACCATGACACTCCAAGAAAAAATGGAGCTGTTTGAGGACTTGGAGGTGCGAGAGCGGCGCGTTTCGCTTGTTGCGGCGCAGCACAACATGCTGGGCTTTGCTACGGCGGTCTATCCGGGCTTCAAAATCGGTGCACACCACCGCAAGCTGGCCAAAATCTTCACGGACGTGATTGAGGGGCGCAAAAAACGCGTCATCATCAACATTGCACCCCGTATGGGCAAGTCCGAATTCAGTTCCTACCTGTTTCCTGCCTATTTTTTAGGTAAATACCCCGACAAAAAAATCATCATGGCCACCCACACGGCGGGTTTGTCGGAAGATTACGGTCGCCGTGTGCGAAATTTGCTCGACAGCGAGGATTACCATGCAATTTTTCCTGATACGAGAGTGGCTGATGACCAAAAAGCTGCCGGAAAGTGGTCCACTGGGGCCGGTGGGCAGTACTACGCTGCTGGCGTGGGTGGTGCGTTGGCCGGACGCGGCGCTGATTTATTCGTTATTGATGACCCGCATTCAGAACAAGACGTAAAAGCCAACAGCCGCCTTGCATTTGACACTGCGTGGTCGTGGATGCAGACCGGACCGCTGCAACGGCTGATGCCGGGCGGGGCAATCATCATTGTGATGACCCGTTGGTCGCTGCTTGACCTGACCGGGCGCCTGATAACGTACCAAACCAAGATCCCTGAGTCGATTCCGTGGGAAATCGTGGAGCTGCCCGCCATCCTGAACGAAGACACGCCAGAAGAGAAGTCACTCTGGCCCGACCAGTGGACGTTGGAGTCCTTGAAAGCCACCAAGGCCAGTATTGACCCCCGGTACTGGAACGCCCAGTACATGCAGCAGCCCACACTGGACAACTCAGCGCTAATTTCCCGCAAAAGCTGGCGGATTTGGCTGCCCGAAGACCCGCCCCAGTGCGAATACATCCTTCAGAGTTGGGACACGGCGTTTGAGACCAAGAACACATCCGACTACAGCGCCTGCACCACATGGGGCGTCTGGTACAACGAGGAAGAGGGCAACACACCCCAACTCATCCTGCTGGACGCCTTCAAAGACCGGATGGCCTTCCCCGAACTCAAGACCGTGGCGCTGCGGCACTACAAAGAGTGGGAGCCAGACGCGTTCATTGTG